TCTTCATGAGGGATAAGCCCCGAGACCTTAGGTTCATCTAGCAGAACGCCTAGGTTATTAGACAGGATGAAAGCCCTGTCCCGCCCTTCGACATCTAGAATGTCACCTGCGACTGCGCTGACCCGGCCGTCCACAATTGTTGCGGTTACTAGAATCCTAGCCATTGTTTCCTCCTGTAAATGAAGCTCCCCCTCATAATACAGGATCATGAGGGGGAGCTTCGTAAGGAATTTTGCTACAGCTAGGTTAGCTAGTAGCGTGAGAGACGTACGCTCCTAGGGCGTTCTTGTCAGCTAGCGCTCCGTCAGCACGAATCAGCGCCCGGAAGGACACCAGATCCTGGTTGAACGCGTAGTCGTCGGAACGCTCGAACCGGACGCCACCGATCAGCCGGACGATGAACTGGCTAAAGTCACCGAACACGACAGACTGAGGAACGCTCGCACCGCTCAGCGCGGTAGCAGGCACGTACGGGTCCGCGACCAGGGGCTTGCCCAGCAGGAGGTCGGGCGAACCGAGAACCGCAGAGGGCTCCCAGACAGGACGGTTGTTGCCGTCCACGATCAGGCGGAACCCGCCGATCGTCGCGTCGGCCGCGAGCCAGTAGCAGCTACGGGACTGACGGTAAGGCGCGATAACCGAGTACTGAAGGCTCACGAGATCCTTGTACTGCGGAGCACCCGCCACGCCAGTTGTAGTACCGGTAACCGAGGTCGTCACGCCGCCAGCGCCGCTCAGCAGAGGCTGAGTCACGCCGGAAGTGGTCCCAGTCATAAGAGCCGCACCCAGGGAGTTACCCACCGCACGACCAGCGGACATCGCCAGGTACCCCAGGAGGTCCACGGCGGTGTCATCAATCAGTTCACGAGTAACCTGACCGAACCAGCCGAACTTGTACGAATACAGTTCCTTCTGCGCGAACGACGGGTCACCGGAGACGATCTGAGCGCCTTCCGCCGACACTCCAGCGGACGGGTGAGCCGACACGTAGGGGATCTGGATAGGAGCGCCACCAGGCGAGTGGATGACGGTCGGACCGGTCTGCATGATGCCGGAAACCTGGATCAGGTAGGCAATCAGACGGTCGTAGAAGTCAATCGGAACCAGTCCACCGGCTCCCTGACCTCCCGAGTACGGAGAGGAGACAGACTGCGCGCCCCCGGTACCGGCGATCAATTCACGCTTCTCATCCTGAGCCCGGATAATGTTGTCAGCCATGTACGGGCTGACAGGGCCTCGGCGCAGTTCCCGCAGCATAGCAGAGTCGCCCTTGCTGAAGGTCCCGGTTCCCTTGTTGTCCTCACCGACCAGAAGAGTCTTCTTGCCGGGGTGGCCGTCGAAGTCGTGGAAGGCACGAAGCTCTTCCATAAACTGCGCATTGGCCGGGCTAGAAGCAGAGCCTCCGCGCTCAACGCTCTTGGCCGCAAGCTCCTCGTAAGCCTTGCTGGTCTCCTGCGAGCGCTTCTCACCGTCAACAAGGTCCTTGATCCTGGCGTCCAGGGTGTCGAGGTGCTTGTTAATGGTGTCAAGCTTCTGCTGGTCGTCGGGAGAGAACTCGCGGTTCTCAGACCCGGGCTTCTCAAGGATTTCCTTGGCTTCGTGCCACGCCTTCTGGCGCTCCTCGACAAGCCCCTTGGCGACGTCGATGTTCGACATCTAATTTCCTCCGTGGGGAAAGGTTTTCTAGAACCGGCTGCGTCCTGCATTTACAGGTGCCCACGGGGGTCTACTTAACAGAATACGGTATGAGCCCGTCTTTTAGCGAATTTTCTTAAATTTTTGTTTGTACCGTAACAGGCCGATACGTTGTCTTAATGCAGTCATCGGGGTATTCGGCTATTTCTTCCAAGGTCAAGCCTAGATTTTCAAAGTCCATAAACCCTGGACTTAGGTCATAAACCTTGGGCTTCCCCCGTCCTAGCCAGGTCTCGGCTTCTCCGCGATCCGCTTCCTTCAACGAAACCTCAAGAGGAGGGAGGCTTGCAATATAACCAGCATTAGCCCACCAGAAGTTGCCCGCGAAGATAGCCTCTGTGTAAGGCCACTTGCGTCCTCTAACGTCTGTGTACACTCCGGGCTCAAGCCAATGGCACCCAACTGCGTCGTAAGACTTCAGTAGCTCAACACACTCTCGCCACCCACCGACACAATGCCGGGTCATAGAACGCCGCCAGTAAGTCTGCCAGGAGCTAGCGTGAAAAGCACCTTTAGTGTGCGCGTAAAACACGGGGCGTTTTGGGTTTTGAGTAGTAGCCCACGACCTTAGTGCTTCAAGCGTGACCTGTTCAAACCCCACAGAGACTTCTGCTACTATTTGAGTTTTCGGCAACTGCTCTAGCGCGAAATTCCGGGGGAACGCCTCCCCTACCAGACCTACGTGCCAATCCGGGGAAAAGCCCGCTTCGGAACACGCTTGAACGTGGCTACTCAGCGGGCTAGACCAACCGCCATCAGCGAAGACGTGATAGAAGTGCGCTGGTTTCATGCACCTATCTTAGCTCAGGAAGAAGGATTAAGCGTCCAACTCCCCAAGGCGACCTGCACCCCAGCATAATTAACATAAGGGGCGCGCCTGTTCACGGACAGTAAACAGAAGGGCTATACCTTTACAGACTTTACTTTCGCCGGATCTTAGCCGTGATGTAAGCCGCCACAATCAGCGCCACTACAATCACGGCTAGGATCGCGATTACTTCCACCACGTCAGAGTTCGTACTCGTGGTAGCGCCGGGACATCAGCTTGCGCAGTTCGGCCGACACGTCGATCGCCGGGACCTCTTCGCGAGTCTCTTCAGTCTCAGCCTGAGTCTCGTCCGTCCGGGTCTCCTCGGTTTCGGTCTGAGCCTCATCGGTACGAACCTCTTCGGCCGGAGCTTCAGTAGCGGTCTCCGGAACCTCTTCGGTCTGAGCCTCGTCAGTCCGGGTCTCTTCGGTCTCCACCGGCTCTGCCTCAACCTTCTTGTTCTTCTTGGACTTCTTGAACAGCTTCTTCAGGTTGCCGTCTTCCATCATGGAGCGGATCTCGTCCGGATCGGCACTCTTGAAGCGGGCCAGCGACCGGATAGCCCCTTCAAGCTCGTCCATACTACGGCCAACCTTAGCGGTCGTGTCGAAATACGCCGGATTCTGGACCGGAGCGACGTCGATCAGTTCGAGAGAGTGCAGCGACCGCATCGGGTAACCGAAACTCGACTCCTGCCAGTCGTCTTCGATGCACCGGAAGGCAAACGAGCTGTACTGGACGTCTCCGCGAGCCACAAGCTCCATGACGTCGCTACGGTGCTCAGGGACCAGGACGTCGTACTTCAGGCCCACAGCATCAGTCATAAGCTGAAGCGTCCCGCCAAGCGTGGTGCCCAGCAGGTAGTCGTCCTTGTGGTTGTACCGGCAGACAACGTCCGGCCAGCCTTCGCTCTGCGCGGCCTCGAAAGCGGTCGGCATGACGCGCTCAACAAAGTCCCCGCCGAGCTTCCGGCTCAGGTTCCCGAAGCTAGAGGCATAACCGATGATGTGAGACGGCTTGCCGTCCGCGTCCAGGGCTCGGGCCTCTAGGAGCGTCTTGTAGTACCGTCGCTCAGAGATCGCAGGCTCAAAGTCGTCGTATCCGCGCTTTGAGGACTTTCCGGGGGCGTGCATAGTGATCCCGAACTTACTAGCCGCCGCGTGGACCTTAGGAGCCGCCTCCGGGGCAAATCGCTTACCCTGGGCAATCCGGGCTAGGGCATTACGAACGTGCGCGGCGTCGTGAATGGGGTAGTGGCGAAGGGACCGGGGCGTAGTTCTACCTGAGGCATCCTTAGTCCCACCGTTTTCTACGAAAGCAAAGGCAGAGTCGGGGAGGTCGTTTCGAGAAGAAGCTGACAACTTCTTTCGCTCTTCCTCAAAGAAGCCGTCAGCAATGTCATCATACGATGACACACCTTGGCTCGAAAACGTACTCATGAGATGCGTAGCACCCTTCATTCGCGTATAATGTAGGCATGAGTGCACTCATACTTACGACTACTTCCAGGATAATACCAAATCGCGTTTGCGCGGAATGTAACGGCTCGATTCCGTGGCGAGAAGGTAAACTCGCGCGGAAAAAAGCTACTTTCTGTTCTCGTGAGTGTATGGTGAGCTATAACCGTAGAAACCCTATAAAACCTAAAACTCCGCGTGAAATTAAGCCCTGTGCAGAATGCGGCAGCCCGGTTGAACACCTCCCCTCTCAGCACGGTTACGCTAGGAAAGACGGACGGAGTAACCGGATCTACTGTTCAAAAGAGTGCCGTTACAAGGGCCACAGCAAGCAAATGACCGGACGGCGGACGGTAGAAGTGTATGCTAACAGTGCATCATTTCGCTCAGTAGCTCGTAAACAGCTACCCGACGCCTGTGCTCTGTGCGGCTGGGCAGAAGCAAGATGCGACGTAGCACACATCATTGCGAACAAGGACGGCGGAGCAAACACCCTTGAGAACGTCCTTATGCTATGCCCTAACCATCACCGGATGTTTGATAGCGGCCTGATACCTATAGAAGAGATCAAGGCAGCTAAGGCACGGCAAATCTTATTCCTCAGCCTGCATCCCCGGGTCTTCGCTACCTACTTGATTAAGCGGGTAACTGGATACCTGATTTCCCCGCTTTACGTGTACATGGGTGAAAATCACATGCCTCGTATCTACCGGAGAAAGCGGAGCGTCTTCCGGGTCGCTATACTTCAGCGTCACGTGGGGCTTCCAGGTAAGATGCTCAGACTTAGAAAGGCCCGCCAGTTTAT